AAAAAAAAAAAAAAAAAATATAAAAAACAGAAGAAAAAAGGGGTCAAGAGAAAGTTTGTTAGGGGAAAATAAGGTTTTCCATGGCGGTAAAACATCGGTTGAAGCCGACTATCGCTGCTGAAGGCCTAGAAAATACAAAAAACAGGCAGAAAAAGAGGAGGGGTAACCCTCCCAAATAAAAACACAACCCGCTCACTCCTTGTCAGCACGGTGGATGCGTCTGACCCCGGTGATGAAATCGTCTAGCATACGTGAGATAGTACCCTTAGGGGGTTTGACTATCTTCTCACGTCGGACATCAACTCTCCGAGGGAGAAGGACTCCACCGCTTTTAAGACGGATAGGGAGAGAGGGGGGAGAAAAAAGAATTCGTTTTTTTTCGGCGAATCTAGGTGTGTCACCTAACTCCACGAAGCGGGTCTTCCGCTGGAGCAACGGGTGATCGCACATCCACGTGCTGGTACAGTCCTCATTTGAGAGGAGCACCTCTGGATAGCGAGAAGAGAAATATTGATAAGCTTCTGCCGGCCAGAGGAACTGCCAGTACGTCTCGACACCTAGATTCTTTTTTTGTATTGGAGTGGGCACTCCTTTTGTTTCGCGGAGGAAATCTGCTTTGTCAACGACGCATTGATAAGGGCCACCGCAAATAAATGCGTCCTTGATCAAAGGGTGAGGTGCACCTTTATGAAGAGGCACACCTTCCCACGCATCGACAAATTTCCTCTTTTCCATCCGTCCCCACTGAGCTATCATATCGTAAGCCTCAGGTAAGGGCGGATTTGCCACGACAACGTCCGGAGTCCGTTTAACTCCCATCTCTTTTGTAGGGGCGGGTCCCAAAAAAATCGCGCGGCGGAACCAAGACTTCCGGAGGAGGTACTGAGTGGTACGCTTAGGAAGATCAGCAACACACAGAGGTCTCAGAGAGATCTCGTGCCTCATTGCGACATTAAGGATCCACGCCTGGACATCCCGGCGTAAACCCTTAATGCTGTTGCATACGTCTCGAAGCATACCATCAGCCTGTTTCTGGAAGGGTCGGAGGAAGCTAAGGACAGGTTTGGGATTTAAACCCTTTCTCATGGAAGAGCAAGGTTGACTGTTCAAGTCGGCCCAGTGATCCTCAATACCTGTCTTAGATTCATTGACCACTAATCCGTAGGATCCGGTTATCTTACGCCAAAGCGCAAAAAAACTTTCATTTCCTGGGAATAAGCAGTCGTCCCCGTTAAAACGACCGATGCGACGTTCACCTGACCCGTAGCTAATATCGCAGGCCATGTCGAAGCAAGCCTTATTCAAGAGGCAGAGAAGAGGGAAACTGACAAGGTTTCCCATCATTGAACCCCGTTTGATAGGGTGTGTCTCTACTCCTCGACGCTCTTCGACATCTAGCCCAAGATATTCGCTACCAACCCAGCGTAGGTTAGTGAACGATCCCACCAGTACCTTCCTTTCCTCCTCCGTAAGTTCGGCACATTCCGCGAGGACATCAACAATGGCGGAAACGGCTTCAAGATAGATATTATCAGTGGCTGAAGTATAGTCACCACTTATGATCTTCTCACCTTTCCGCTTGTCATTGAAGACAGCCTCGAAGTCCTCGCGCGACACGTCACCACGGACCAGCCAACCTGATTCGCTCAGGTGGTCGTATAAAGCCTCGTGAACTGGACGGAGTATTTTCTTAACCCTCGCTGACTGCATTGTAACAGTCCGGAACTTTCCCTTTGTTTTAGCAACCCCTAATCTGACCAATGAGTCATCAGAAGAGTGCGCTTCGGTACTCGTCCCCAAGGTTCCTCCTTCCAGTCTAGAGTTCTCTAGACATCCCTGCTGGTCAGGCACGTAAACCCCACGGTCCCTACAATCGGATGGGCCATAATCCCCATCTCCAATATTTTTTCTTTTGTTTTCTAATTTTCTTCCCCAACCTCCGGCAAGTTCCCGAACACGTCGCTTTAGGAGCCAAATCGGGTCATTGACCCAATCGGCCGGAGGCATTCGCGCCTCCTTCGCAACGTGCTGTTTCCAAGCCTCACACGACGCCCTAGAGGCGATCCTGTCACACGGAATGCAGCTGAAATCGAAGATGCGCTTTGATCCTTTGATCATCGATTCCATTTTTTTTAATTTATTTTTTTTTTTTCTTGTTTTTCTTTCTGCATACCGGGATAGGACGCTGGCCGTCCATGTATCCCACACCCGCCTTATTGCGGCGCAGTCTTCCCCCTCGAACAGGGGTCTATCACCTTGGAGTCTGAACTCCGAGCAGATGATGAAGGCTGCCTTCCTTAAGGCACTGACAAGGGGCCCTGTTGCAGTGCAACGGGCTGGTTTCAAAGGTACCTGGGTTTTACCCCTCTTCCCTTTGAGGTCCTGCGTCAAGCTTGAAGTTGCCAAGAGCATCACAAGCAGTCCCTGGTCC